ATTATGCATAGTATGGCCAGTGAGCTAAAGGATCAACCCTGGTATATTCAAGCAGCAGCTAGTAAATTATTGCCAATGATCAACAAAGCAGCAGAAAATCAGACCGATGCCACTGTTACGCCATTGAAAGGCCTTGGCTTGACCAAATAACGCCAAATAACGCCACAGCAGCGCCCTAAACTCCCCTTTTATACCCAATGCTACCCCACCACCTCCCCAACCCCTCCCAGTCCTTTCAAATCAAAGTGACTGTAGAGACTAGGTTAAAGATTCTTAATGACCTTTTGACAATCGAAACAGATTGTTAAGTATTCATTATATCTATTAGTGCGCAAATGGTCAACATTGCGTAAACAGATATTACATCTACGCTTCATAGTTCACCTCCACATCGAGGACATTTGTGGTATTCTTTATAGAAGTCTAATTGTTTCTTATTCATTTTTTGTGATAGATCAAATAAACAAGTAGTATTTTTACAGATCATGGAAACAATACCTCTAGCCAGTATGCGCCAGTATCGAACCTGGTCAACTGCCATTCTGATTTTTCATAATGCTGTTTCAATTCCTTTTGGAACTTGCCTTTTTCAACTGACATTTTTATAACTTCATTAAGTTGTTTCATCAGTTGTTTAGCACTCTGGCATTTGGTTTGCCAATTACAATCTATGGTTTGCCCTTCTAGTTCTGCTTCTTTCTTATCCCTATCAACTACGTTGTCTGGTAGAGGAGGGAGACTATCATAGGAGGGGTGGTAGGAAAGAGATATAGGAAAAGAAAGCTTTTCTCCATACTGCTCTGTTTCTACGATCTTGCCTGGTCCCGTAAATCGGAACCTGGCATCCATGCCTGGTGGTACTTCCCTCATGACAGGGATGCTACCAAAACTAAACTTTGAACTGTCGCTCATACAATAACAATATCAGAGTTTGATAAATAGTTTACGAACTAGAAAAAGATTATATAACAGTACTTGCTTTATTACTTATGCCGGTGGGTCTTTACACACGAAAAGGAAAGAATGGTCGCAAAATGTATTTTAGAGATGGCAAGCTCATCTCTAAGAAATCCTACACAGCTTCAAGGGGTCGCTCTCTGAAGCGCAGACCATCAACCAACCGTAGAAGATCCACTGGCAATCCAAAAAGGAGAAATAACATGGCAAGATATCGAAAACCTGCAATGATTCATCCCTCAGTTACTGGAATGGGAGCTGGACTTAGCATCGCTAATTATCTGAACACAGGTGTATCTGTTGGATCTGGATCATTAACAACTGGCGGAGTAATCGCGGATGCTGCAAAGGGAAACATAAACCTGGCATTCACAACCTTTTCAAAAAATGCAGTTGACCTGGTTACATCTAAAACAGGTAAATCAGTATTATCAAGTGCAATAGTACTTGCCACTGCTGGTGGAATTGCTAGAAAGTGGTTCCCCAATGTAAAACTAGGTGGAACAAAATTTTATTTTAAAATCTAATAAGGAGAAACAAACATGTCAATCGTAATTTCGAGGAGTGAATCGCAGCTTAGTGCCACGACCAGCTTCCAAGCAATGGACAATTTAGCTAGCAGTTCGGTATCGAGTAGTTTCGTTATACCGTCGAACGTTTCAGCAGTGAAACAAATAACAATCTCAACCACCGCAGATGGAGCAGAAGAGTACGTACCCCTGGTTCAACTGTCTGGCAATTCGATGAGAGATGGTTCTAGTGTTTTCGCTGGTGAACCAGTAATGGGAGCTATCGCATTAGGATCAATCACATATGATACTAACCTGAGTGTTGTATCTGGAAATTCTATGGAAATAGCCATAGCAGTGACAGACGCCGCCGTAATATCAGCAGTAGTAACACTTCAGCTAGAATAATTTTAACCATGGCGAGAAAGTCTATAGCGCCCTGGTCCGAAAGAGTAGCAGAAGGATTAATAGATCAACCAATTGATAGCAGTCTTGTTGCTGGTCAAACTCTAAGGCCAACTGTTGATACTGGATTCATAGATCAATCCGGAACCTGGAAGGGTAACGTTTCAAGTGATACCGAGTTTAAATATTATCAAAAGGATTCTTCCATAGCTCACACAGCTTCATTTATTACAGCTTTTGGTTTAGACATGACAGGATTCAAGGATATTCAATTCGCACTCAGAACCACTGCAACAGGTAATTATGCACTAGAAGCGGTTATGGGTTCTGATGGCAGTCAAAGTTATGCTAACCTTAGTCCATTGAATGATGCCACTATTTTGAAGGGTACTATGGCGCAAACGATCCCTGTAGATATAGAGAGTTTGTTTGGTGATGGTTCCGTAGTCATGACACAGGACGTATGGAATATATTTTATATCGGAAGTACATTAAGAAATCAAAAACTATTACAATTTAAGATTACTAATAACAGTGGGTCACAGGTAGACGTTGAAACTACTTTTTTACGGATTGTATAATGAGCGACTATGGCAAAAGTTACACCTAAAGATATTCCATGGGATGTTGTTATACCAGCAACTATCCAAGCGTTCACTCCGTTTATTCAGGGAATTACCTGGTTAGGAATATCTAAAGTTGATAAAAGGATCAGTGCGATAAATAATCTGATTGCAGTTGCAGAAATTGTTCCTACTATTGATTTGGGATTACCTAAAGGAATTGTCCTGGCTGCAATGTATGACAAAACTGATGAGGCTTTAGATATGATGAATTTCCTTAGTCAGGCACTTATTACTCTCCCTGAAAATCTTAAGTTGTTTATCCAGACTATGGTGGATGAAGCCAAAGGAGAAATAACAGAAACTTTCATAGATCCGGTAACAGAAGCATCATCTGATTTTCAAAATGCATTAAAGGATTGTAGGAATAATGCCAAAAAAGAAATACCTGGTGGTGACTTCGGATATAGATTAGGTGGTGCATTCTGGATTACTTCATGTATGGCCCAAAAAGGATATAAAATTTCTGCAGATTATGTAAAGGACAAATTATAATGACAGACCAAATGTTTTTTTTGGTTTGGTTTCTTAGCTTCGGATTATACCTGGTAATTTACACCTGGTGGATCCCCATTAGGACTAGAAAAAATATTGAAGCCTGGTTGATGGATTCTGAGTCTGACAAAACTTTGTTAGCTTCCCTCGAAGTTATCACCACTAAGATCCGTGAACAGCTTTTGATTGACTTCGAGGAATTTATGCTCCCTCAAGCTCGAGATAGTTTTAAAAATTTCTGGAATGGAGCTATGGGAAATGCTGCTCAAGAACTGGCAAAGACTGATGAGGGTGGTCAGTTGTCGATTATGCATAGTATGGCCAGTGAGCTAAAGGATCAACCCTGGT